GGCTGAATTTCAAAAGCAACTTCTCGATAGTAAAGAGAAGGATTGCAACGCTCCTGGTGCTGACGGCCCCCGCTATGGTGTGGGTTCAGGTAAGAGCTCCAATAATTGGGAAGAGGCCGATGTCTACACATGGGCCAAACTTCAGGATGGACAATGGAAATGGTATCAAGAAGCTGATGGTAAACTTATCCCAGGCACTGATGGCTCTGCTCCTAAGAGTATTGCTCCTTGGCTTGGACTTAGATTTAACGTCGTGGATGGTGAACCATTTGGACGTGGTCGCGTAGAAGAGTTTCTTGGGGATTTGACTTCCCTTGAAAATCTGATGCGGGCTCTTGTGGAGGGCAGTGCAGCTGCAGCGAAGGTGATTTTTACTGTATCCCCCTCAGCTTCTACCAAACCACAATCGCTGGCACGAGCTAGCAACGGAGCCATCATTCAGGGTCGTCCTGATGATGTGGGAGTCATTCAAGTTGGTAAGACTGCTGACTTCCGCACTGTGCAGGAGATGATTCGTGATCTTACGACTCGGTTGTCAGATGCGTTCTTGATCTTAAATCCTCGTCAGAGTGAGCGAACTACCGCAACCGAGATCTCTGCCATCCAACAGGAGCTGAACGAGCAACTTGGCGGTATCTACGGGAATCTGACAACTGAATTGTTAAGTCCGTACCTAAACCGCAAGCTGCATATCCTTCAGAGACAGAAAGCGGTTCCGCCTCTCCCCAAGGGGTTGGTGATGCCAACTGTGGTTGCTGGCCTTAACGGCATTGGCCGTGGGCAGGAGCGCATTGCTCTGATGGAGTTCATGCAAACTGTTGCTCTAGGCATGGGTCCTGAGGCTCTTGCTCAATTTATTAATCCTACAGAATTCCTCAAGAGACTTGCAGCAGCGAGTGGCATTGATGTTCTCAACCTTGTTAAGGATCCTGCAACTATGGAGCAGGAAGTCGGCATGCAGAAGGAGGACATGATGCAAGCCAGTCTGGTTAATCAGATGGGCCAACTCGCCAAGTCTCCAATTGCTGAAAAATTAGTTGACCAGTATGCCAACCAACAACAACAACAAGCAGAGCCATTCAAACCGGACGAGGGCCCGCAGCTCTGACGGAACTTACCAAGGTGGAGTCGAAACAGGCGAAGCCTGGGTTCCCACTGAAGTAGAGGCTTCGCTCGATAAGGTTATCGACTATTCCATCAAGCCAACGATTAAGCCTTCAGGTGATGCTGGTACTTATAGCCAGAAGCCTAAGGTTCGCCCCTCGTTTGGCAACGTTACTACCGACACCTACTAATGCCAACCGTAACTTTTGACACTAACCCTGACGCACCCACCCCTCAGCAACAGGCGGCAGAAACAGAAGCTCTTGCACAGGGTGAAAAGATTCAGCAGATGCAGGATGAGGATAAGGCTCGCCTGTTTGATCAAGTTGATTCAGAGAACCAGTCTGCTGATCTGATCGGTGGCAAGTTCAAGTCCCAGGATGAGCTCCTGAAGGCCTACGAGGAGCTTCAGAAGAAACTGGGACAAGGAGATGAAGCAGAGGTTGACGAGGCCCCAGAGGGGCAGGAAGAGGCCTCTCAACAGGAGTATGAGGAACTGACTAAAGCCGCTGATGAATATGCTCAAGGCAACGGTCTAAGCGATGAAACGGTAAAGACTCTGGCTGAAAAGTTAAAGTCAAATCCTGAAAAGTTTATCCGCGAATATGAGGCGTTCTATACCAAGAATTTAGGCAATTTCCAGCAAGCTCAGCAGCTGGCACAAAAAGAGGCTAACGAGATCATGACCATCGCTGGTGGTCCTGAGGGCTATCAAGAGATGGTTCAGTGGGCCGCTGAAAACCTCGATCGCGATGAAGTCGAGGTTTTCAATAGCATTACAGACTCTGGTAATGCAGCTGCTATCCGCTTTGCTGTGAGTGCTCTAAGGGATCGCTACAAGGCTGCTGAAGGTTTTGAAGGACAGATGGTCAGTGGGCGTACTTCCTCCAACACCGGCATCAAGCCTTACCGCAGCACTGCTGAGCTGGCTCGTGACATTGCCAACCCCTTGTATTCTTCTGACCCTGCGTTCCGTGCTGATGTGGAACAGCGGTTGTCCATTAGCAAGGATCTGCTGTGACACGTTTGTACAAGTACGTTCCCCACCAACCCTAGCCTATTGCCCGTGTCCGTGGCATTAAAACGGCAATCCTTGCAAGGAAAGATCTAGGTCTATAGAGACAATCTAAGAGTAGGGGAAAGCCCGCTGCGGCGGACAACTTTCATCTGAAAAGGATTTGATCGGCTGACCGAACAAACAAACTTTCTCCTAGTTCTTTCAAATGACTAGCATTGCTAACCTTACACGGCCTAATGCCGTTAATGGGAACCAAGGTAATACCTACGCAACTAAGTACGCTACCGCTCTGACTCTGTTCAGCGGTGAAGTGTTCACTGCGTTCAACGCTGCCACCATCTTCAAAGGCCTGGTTCGCACCTACTCCCTCCGTGGTGGAAAGAGTAAGCAGTTCTTGATGACTGGCAAGCTCGGTGCTGGGTTCCATACCCCTGGCACTCCTCTGCTCGGTGATACCGCGCTGAAGGCAAACGAGAAGACTCTGCTCATGGATGACCTGCTGGTGTCCAGCCAGTTCGTCTATGACCTGGACGAAGTGCTGAGCCAATATTCCCAGCGTGCTGAGATCTCGAAGCAGATCGGCGAGGCCATGGCCGCCTTCTACGACCAGCGCATTGCTCGTGTGCTCGACAACGCTTCCCGTGAAGCCTCTGTCGTGACCGGTGAGCCTGGTGGTTTTGAGGTGAAGATTGGCGCTAACAACCAGTTCAACGCCCAGGCCCTGGTGGATGGCTTCTTCGAGGCAGCTGCCGTTCTGGACGAGCGCAACGCTCCTCAAGAGGGTCGCGTGGCTGTGTTGTCCCCCCGCCAGTATTACAGCCTGATCTCCTCGGTGGATACCAACATCCTGAACCGTGAGCTCGGTAACAACCAGGGTGACATGAACAGCGGTAAAGGCCTCTACAGCATTTGTGGCATCCGTCTGTACAAGTCCAACCACCTGCCCTTCATGGCTGCTGGTGGCGCCGCTATCGCTGGTGAAAACAACAACTACGCACACACCAACACCACCTGTGCTGGTCTGGTCTTCCATCGTGAAGCTGCCGGCACCGTGGAAGCTGTGGCCCCCAGCATCGAAACCACCTCTGGTGATTTCCATGTTCAGTATCAGGGCGACCTGATCGTGGGCAAGCTTGCCATGGGTTGCGGTTCGCTGCGTACCTCTGTGGCTGGCTCAATCCAAGCCAAAGCCTGATAATGGCCCCTGGGACTTTCGGGTCCCTCGGGGCATACCATTCCCTAGAAATAAATGGCAAAGCTTACCAAGCTAGCGGCAATTAACGTTATTCTCTCCAATGTTGGTCAGTCGCCTGTTACGAGTATTGATGCAAGTAACCCTGCTATTAAACTCGCTGAAAGCATCCTCGATGAAGTGACCAACGCTTTACAGACTGAGCAATGGCATTTCAATACCGAACAGGACTACCCGTTCGTTCCTGACACTAATGGGGAGGTCGTTGTCCCCTCAAACCTGCTTGCCCTTGATCTTGTTCCTTGGGATGACCGGGACATCATTATCCGCAACGGCAAACTCTATGACAAGAAAGCCCATACCTTTACATTCAGTGAAGTCCTGAACCTGGATGTGGTGTGGACCTTTGACTTTGTTGATATGCCTGAGGTCTTCAAACAGTATGCGGCCATCCGTGCAGCCAACGTGTTTGCGGGTCGAGCTGTGGGTTCAACTGAGGCTGTTAAATATTCGGAGCGGGAGGAAGGTTCAGCCCGAGCTGCATGCATGGAGTATGAAACCCGCCAGGCAGATTACAGCATTTTTAGTAATGTTGCAGGTGAGACCAGCGCCGTTCATTTCCGTCCTTATGACGCAGTAAACCGTCGTCGTAGAAGTATCTAAAAATGGCAGCAGTTTCTCAATCAATCCCAAACTTGCTTGGTGGCGTTAGCCAACAGCCAGATCCCATCAAACTACCGGGTCAGGTTAGAGAAGCTGTTAATGCTTTTCTTGATCCCACCTTTGGCTGCAAGAAAAGACCAGCTACTGAGTTTGTGGCTCGTCTTGCAAACAACATACCATCCAACGCTAAGTGGTTCCCTATCTTTAAGGATCAAAGCGAGAAGTATATTGTCTGCATCTATCGCAACCCTAGCCTATTCGTGCGTGTGTGGGATGCAATTACGGGTGCTGAAAAAACAGTAACCCTTAAACCCGGTGCAGATGCTTACTTATCCTTCACAAATCCAAGCAATCTCTCATATCTACCGCTTGCTGATTATACGCTAATAGCAAACAAAGAACGAGAGATCACCATGAACCAAGTGGACACCACCTCACGACCCGCTGAAGCTCTGGTGATCATCAACTCTGTTGCATACAATACCACCTACAGCATTGATCTCTCTCGTGATGGTCCAGGTATCACTCCTACCAAAGTCTATTCAGCTTCAAAATTAGAGATTACGCCTGGCTCCTACGAGGTGGGTGATGGGGGGAACTGTACTCAGAACTCAGCTGAGGATCATGCTGTGACCCAGGGGGCTAAAACAGGTCTGCAGTTCCGCATTGTCAACCAGTGCGCTGCATATTTAAGCGGCAACTCCTATCGTTCCCGCTACACGGTTAGTGTAATTCTCAAGAATGGCGGTGTTGGCTGGAGAGTGGGTGATCAGGTGGTCGTCACTCAAGCTGGTCAGACCTTCACGGTTCGTGTTGCCGAAGAGAGCTTTATCTACACGTATGCCAGTGATGGAATTGCAACTTATACTACTCCCAGCAATGCTGAATCGGGGGTGTTAACGGTAACAACCATCGTCACCAACCTGCAAAATGCCATTAATAATATAAGCGGCTACAATGCCACCTTCATTGGTAATGTTATCCGTATCAGACGGACTGACACTCGACAATTCAACATGTCTGTTCGTGGTGGCATTACAAATAATGCAATGGTTGGTATTAAATCAACAGCTAATGATTTTTCTTTACTTCCTGTACAGTGCTTTCCTGATTTTACTGTTCTGGTAAATAACACTGATAACACAGATGCTGACGACTATTACGTTAAGTTCAAGCCCGATGTAGAGGGTGTCCCAGGCATGGGTTCATGGGAAGAAACCGTTGCTCCCAACATCCCAACTAACCTCAACCCATCAACCATGCCCCATGCGCTGGTGCGTTTGGCCAATGGCAACTTTGAGCTGCAGCCTCTGGACTCTAGTAGTCCCTTTGAAGGTTGGGCTGGTCGTGAGGTTGGGGATAACAAGACAAACCCTGAGCCAAGCTTCGTTGGAAAATCTATCTCAAGCATGTTCTTCTACTCAAACCGCCTAGGCTTTTTGAGTGATGATGCTGTGATAATGAGTCAGCCTGGTGACTATTTTAATTTCTTCGTTCAGTCGGCGCTGA